ATTAAAGCGAAGAATTATGCAGTCATGGGTACGAAATCTGCTTTGTGGTTTATTCAGAATGTTAATTCGAACCCACATCCCAAGACTTTTTTCGATAATTTAGCAGATGCTCGTATTTGGATAGGTAATATGAATGATACCTCAATAAAACAGCCTCGCCCTTATACCTCAGAGGATGCCTTGTCTAAGGCGATCAATGATTATAATGCGCGCAATCCAAATAAACCTCTTGTTAAGACTCATGGAAAGACCTTGTTGTATGGGTTGATCCCAATTAATTCGGTCGCCGATCTTAAGGAACATGAAAAGGACTTTAAGCGTGATAAGCCTATTTTCAAAGCTGCTTTACGATTTCTGGAAACAGGTGAGGGAGATGCATCACTTATTCGCCAGGGATTGACTGTTGTTTTCCATAAGTCTTTTAAGAAGCAAGGTATAGATGATACCGTTACTTTCTGGAATAGTATGTTGGACTGGGCCACTGCTAACGGCTATGCCAACACGACAAAATTCTTTTTGTTTTTGACGGCGCTTTCACAACAAAGCACATTAACTGGTGTTTTGTCTGTAGTCGGCCTTTATGTGCATGATGATGCTCCTGAATGGCTAACGAAACTGTATCGTGATACAGTGGCTACACCGGTGCCCCAGGGATCTGACAGTGAACCTTTTGAAAAATGGTCATTTTCAACTATATTTACGACTTTAGGTGATTTATTGTATAAACTCATAATGGGAGTTATCACTTTAGTTATGTCTGAAAATGTCTTGTCATCTATGTGGATAAATCTGACTGGTTTTAGTGTAGTTCAATTTGCTGAAGCCGTTAGAACGCAATGCAGTAAGATGTCTGTTAAGACTCTAGCTGAGGCTATTTTACACGGCTGTGTAAAATGGTCTAATATCGTATTGCGATGTATTCAGATGAAATCACTTGTACCATTATTAGAGTCCGGGAAAGATCCGATAGCTTGGAAGCATGAAGCTCAAGCTATTCGTTTGTATCGATCTGAGTTAATTGCCGAATCTGTTCCGACTACCCAAAGAGCAGAACGTCTTAGAACCTTGATAAGAAGTGGTAGTATTCCCGATCACTATACTAATACTATGACACCTGATGAGATGGCAATTCATATTAATCGATTAGTGTCAATTGGTAGGCAATTGGAGGTTACATATGGTGCAAGTCCTTTAGGCCGGGACATTTCACGTGAACTAGAAGGTTTGTATACTGTTCAAGCTCAGAGTTCAGCCGGTTATGGCGTAATGATGGAACGAGTTAAACCATTTTGTATTGCTATAACTGGTCCAACAGGAATAGGGAAGACAACTATAACAGATGATTTGTTTAAAGCAATTGGTAGGAGTCAAAATATTTCTACTGATATGAGTTGCAAGTATTTGTGGCAAATGGGTACTAATTTCCAAGATGGTTTAAATATGAAACAATGGTATATTGCTCTTAATGACATAGACATTGCCGCTGGTCCACCTGCGTTAGGACAAATGGATCATGTCCAGGTTGTTATGAAATTAGTTGACAAGAGTCCATTCCCCGTAGAACAGGCTCGTGTTGATTTAAAAGGAACGGAATGTGCCCGGCCACTTTTAGTTGTTATAACGAGCAATTTTGAGACTCCAAGACTCAAGGGTTATACATTATATGAGCCAGCGTACTATAGTCGGGTTAAATACATGATTCAGATGAATCTGAAACCCGGATATCGTATTGGTGGTGAAAGTGGTCCAATCGATAGAGAAAAAGTTGCACAGTGCGTTGATGGAGAGTATTTGGATATTAACGTAAGGGCCTATAATGGAGACATGACATCTGGTCTCCCCTATGGTCCACCTGTTGCTATGACTCGTTCCCAGTTCTTCAAATTTATTATTACAGAGTATACTAAGCACATGGAAATGGAACGCAAGGTTGTCACTAATAGATCTAACGATCTTTTCTGCCCTGAGTGTTATCAGACTTTGCGCGACGATGGTTCTGGATGTAGTTGCCTAGTGCCACAAGGGAAATGGATGATTCCTTTGGCTCTTGGCAGCCTTTTTATGCTTAGTCGTGTTAAACCTTTGATGTATTGGTATGCAAGTAAGACTATAAGTACTTTAACAAACATCGCCAATAAAGCCGAGCGTGTTTTAGATGAAGCTACTATGGTTTTTGAGACGCTACCGACATTCAAGAAGAAACTTGATAATTGGTTATATTTTGCGCCAGCTGTTGCCGCCTTGCCTATTATGTTTGGTATTTACCAGGGAGTAAAATTCATCCTTAACTCGTATACGGTTCGTCAAGGTCGAATTGGTAATGCTGTTCCTGATTGGGTGCAATCTGGTTGGGTGAGGCCTAATCAAGATTTCACTCCTGGAAAACCGATAACTAATTCGACATCTACTCGTGATGAGATTGAACGACAAATTCGTGATAATTTACTAACAGTCCATAGAGAAACTGGAGATTTTATATTCATGGGATTGTGTATTACTTCGAATACTGTTCTCATGGCAAAACATATCGTAGAATCTTTGCCTCGTATTATACTTAGACATAAAGGTGTTAGTCATCATGTTACTATGAGTGAACTTACTTTTATCTCAGTCCGTGAAGATGCTATTCTTGTTCGTGTACCGGGTTTGGTTGCGACTGGTTTGTATAAACATTTTTGGCCTGCTCAGGATTTGTCTGTTAAAACGCTAGACGAACTAGTGCTAGTACGCCCTGACTTGAGTCAAGAAGCGAGACTTAAGAAGGAAATTGTTACAATGTCTGGACATGGTACTATGATTATGTCTGATTTTGTCACAGCCGACGGCGATTGTGGATTGCCGTATTTGGGCAAGTTTAATACTGGCTGGCGTATAGGAGGAATTCATGTTCTAGGTAATACCGTGACTCAAAATGGTATAGCTCAGTTGGTTACTCAAATTGATATGGATCCAGCTATTGAGATGCTATCTGCAAGTAGACAAGGAATTATAGTCTGTCCGAAGCAAATTGCTCTCTATGATGAAATGCAATTCGAACATTACCCGATGAAGTCTGAGATTTTTACAGCAGTTAGTCATCATGGAGTGGAAGCTTATCATATTGGTACTAGTCTCAAACCCGTGCATGGTTCAAGTTATAAATCTAAGCTTCGTGATACTAAAATAGCCGATTATTTTCGGGGTAAAGAAGCTGAAGTTTGTGGCATGACACCGTACTGGGTTAGACCTGCTTTTAAGGGTGAAATGAGAGAGGGAAAGTGGGTTTCCCCTTATTCCTTGTCTCTTACACCCCTGGTTCGTGGATTTAGACGTGATGATTACTATTGGTTAGCGTTGGCTGATTACTTAGTCAAGCTATGGGATTGTGACCGTGAGGGTTACAGTACATTGACTCTTAATGAAGCCATTGTTGGGATTTCTCATTCACCCATTCAAAGTGTTGATCTCAATACGTCTATTGGTATGCCGCACAATCGCAAGAAAAGACATTATATTCAAATGAAAGATGGATTTGCTTATGTGGATAAAGAGAACTTCTTATCTGTATATGAAGAAATGCGGAGTGCCTTTGATGATTATATTGTGTGCCCAGTTGCGATTGGAACCCTTAAAGATGAACAAGTAAGCGTTGAGAAGCGAGCTGCCCTTAAGACTAGGGTCTTTAACTGCCTTCCATTCCCGTTTAATGCTTTCTCTAAGCAAGAAATAGGTCACGTAGGTGTGTTTATGCGCAATAACGCCATACTTTTTGAGTCCATGGTTGGTATTAATATGACATCTTTAGAGTGCGCACGTGTTAAGGAATGTCTTGATCGAGTTGCTGTTGATGATAATAACAATTTGGATATGGACATTAAGTCACAAGACAAATCTGAAGATGGTCATGCTCTATACTTTGCTGGAAAAGTATTCCAAGCTATAAATACTGCTTTGGGATATGATGGCCAGCGAGCTTTCAGAGTCATAGAAGGTTTTCGCAATACGGTTTTTATATATAAAAATGATTTCTTCCAATTAGGATGTACTAATCCTTCTGGAGGTGATAAAACCGTTGAAATAAATTGCGTTGACAATTCGTTGGCTCATAGGTATTTCTATTACCGTATGAAGTACCCGAATGGCTTGCCGTCCCAGTTATCGAAATTACTTGTTTCTTACATGCATTCTTTCGATCAACTCGGAGGTCGTGTGTCTGAGCAATTGGCACCATATTTGGATTTTCGGCGGAATTGTGGTTTGGTGACATATGGTGATGATTCTGTTATACGTGTCAATCGTAAACGGGCTCCATTTTATGATCCAGCCCTCATTGCTGGTCTTGGTTTGGAGCGTGGTATGATTTACACGGACGGTGGAAAGTTGCCAGAGATTTCGTGGAAAAGATTTGACGAGATTGTCTTTCTTAAGAGACAATTCCGTTTGATTGATGGCTTGTTAGTCGCACAGTTATCCCTTAAAAGTATAGTTAAGATGTTAGTTCTAGCAAAAGATTCGACTTTAACCATATCGGATCAAACTGCGGCGCTAGCCAGTGATGCCATACGAGAACTCGTTTACCATGGCCGTGACACTTTTAATGAGTGGACGTATATGATAATGCGAGCGATTGAAGAAGTAGGATTAGGTGATAATCCTTATTTTCAATGTAAAGATTACGATCAGTTTTTAGACGAACTTCGATCTGGATCGTTTTCTGCATATAAACCCGTTGAAATCGA